TAGAGTGCTTCAACGCGTTCCTTGTGTTTTTCTTCTTCATCGTTATCTGCGAAATTGATTGAATCTTCATCCTTTGGCCATCCAACGTGTTCATCATCGTATGTAACTAGCCATTCTTCATCATCTTCATCCCATACCTTCGTGTACTCCACCCCTTCTACTATATATGGTTGATCATCCTTACTCTCTTCAGCCTTAAGTTCAACTTCAACCTCGTCAACATCTACTGTTTCGTTCTGAACTGGTTTCAGTCCCGTTCCAGACCCGTCGTCTTCTGGCATTGTATCTTCAACATTCTGCTCCACCTCCTCAACATTCTGCTCCACCTCCTCAACATTCTCCTCAACCTTCTCCTCAACCTCCTTCTTACAGCATCCACGGCCACGACGGCCGGATGGCTTCTCTACCTGATTACCTTCTGAATCATACATCCAGAAGTGCTCCTTGTAGTCGTCTTGGTAGCCATCCTTGAAGCTACCCTTTGGAAGCATAGGCTTCTCAGGGCGGTCTTCGTTCACCTTTCCAAGCCACCAGCCATTTGGCATGAAGAAGTCTTGCTTCAAGTGGTTCTTACAGAAGCATCCATCATACTTCTCAATGTAACATTCAATATTCTCCAACTGTGCTTCGTTCATCTTGTCCTTGAACTCTTCGAGGACTTTCTCAGCATCCTCCTTTGGAATCTTCTTGCATGATGAGCATTGGATGTTATCGTAGCCGAGCCCAGCTTCAGACTCCCACTTGCGTGCAGAGCATCTGTCTTCGTCAAAGTCTTCATCTTGCTTCTCCTGCTTTGTAGCTGAGACCTTTGCCTTCTTGGGGGAAGACTTGGCCTTAGTCCCTCCCTTACCCTTGCCCTTGGGCTTGGGAGGGGCAAAGTAGTGAGCGAGGTCTTCGTCGGCCTTGATCCTGTCGTAGATCTCTTGGGCGATGAACCCCTTCTCCATCAGGTCGTTGAGCAGAGACTCCATAGGAGCCATCCCTTTCGGAATGGTGTTCTTGGCCATGATCAGAACAGGGGCAGTTGTATCCATCCTTTGAGTCTGTAAGCGAGTAGTCTGTAAGCGAGTAGTCTGTAAGCGAGTAGTCTGCGAGCCTGTAAGCCTAAAGCGTGTGTGTGCGAGTGTGTTGTAAGCCGTTCAATGTGTTTGTTTGTTCTGCTATGAGTCTCAAAGCGAGTTTCAAATTTTCTGTAAATCGAGAATTTTCTGATTCGAATCCTAGGGATCTGCGAAAATTTGAAAGTGAGTTCTTCAGGAGTTTCAAAACAAACCAAACACATTGAACGGCTTACAACACACTCGCACACACGCTTTAGGCTTACAGGCTCGCAGACTACTCGCTTACAGACTACTCGCACACAGACTACTCGCACACTACTCGCAGAGATGCAGACTATCCAGTTCAAGGTTGAGTGGAACGTTCGCGACCTCATGAGGGATCCTGAGATGAGGAGGGCTCTTCAAGAGAGGGAGCAAGACTTCCAGAAGAACATGACCTGGCTGGACGAAGACCTGAAGACGCGGATCCGAGAAGACGAAGAAGGGCAAAGAAGCTACGAAGAGAATCTCGCCTGGCTGGACAACGACTTGAGCGAGAAGTTGGATCAGAGACACCAGGAGAACCTCGCCTGGCTGGACAACGACTTGAGCGAGAAGTTGGATCAGAGACACCAGGAGAACCTCGCCTGGCTGGAAGACGACTTGAACGATAAGTTGGATCAGAGGGAAAGAGGTCTTCTCCAAGAGATCCAGTCAACATCTACGATAACTGAGAGTCAACCAAAAAGGACACCCAAGATCTGGCACTGTGGTCATGCGGCGAATGGCAAAGGAAAGCAGTGGGATTCCCTAACACCTGAAGAGAAGAAATCTAGAAAAAAGAGGATGGAGACGCTATACGAAAATGGTTTGAAAGAGAATACCTGTGTTATAGGACATAGACATCAACAAGAACAAGAACCCGCGAATAACACAAGGAAACAGTACATGAAGTTCCAGGAGATTGCATCTGAAGGAGATATCATCTTCAATCACTGCTCAAAGCTGGGTGGTTTAACACACTATGGGATATTTACTGGAGAGATTAGTAAGAGAGCTTCGGCGAGGCCTGAAGATAAAGGGAAAGGATGGTTCCATTCATTCATTTCTGTATACGAATGGATTCCATTACCAGAAGTTGTGAAGGGTTCGGGAAAGAACTTCACTCTTTATGAAGTTACTCCAAATAACAAGAATGGAACACCTTTCAAGAACTACCAGAACTACAGCATTCCATCCTAAACTCTAGCTAGGCATATAAAAGAAAAGACAAAAAATATAGCAACATTTTTTTACTTATGAAGAAAATATGATGTATATATTATGGAATGGGAAGAAACATCCTAACAATACTCCTGTTAAAAGAATATCTAAGTTCAGATTTAGCAAGATATATATTAGATTTATCGATCAAACTACAGAGAGATGAAGTTTTTTTTAGTTCTCAAGATTTCTGGATAGAGAACAATTTTTACAATTGGTTAATACATGATGTGGTTATAAGGAAATCAATGAGATTAGATATGTTGGATGCTTATGAAAGTCCTGGAAAACTATACAATTTTTACAGAAATCATGAGAATAATTTAGGATTATTACACTTTAGAAGAAGGACTGGTTTAACAAACTGTTTTAATGGTGAATGGTGGAGGAGTACTCCCAAATCTTTTGTTTTTTGGGATGATATTCATAGAATTATAAAATGTAAACATATAAGAGTGTATGAAATAGATAGTAGATATAATTATGATGAAAATGATATCAATTATTACTTTGAAAACGATTTACTATATGAAAAATTTGGATTAGAGCGTATAAGATATATAAATATACTTTATAATAAAGCCCGTATGTATGGAAATATATTATTTGAAGATTCTAGTTTTATATTCGTATCTAATGGAAATATAGAAATTATTGAATAATTTAAAGAATATAGTATAATAGTTAATAAATGTTGTATCTTCTCCCCAAAGATTGCTTAGATAATATATTATCTCATTTGTTTCAAGGGATATATATTCAATATTGGGAAGATATAAAGCCATTTACAAGAGAAGAATGGTCAAAACTTAGAGACCCTTTAAATCGGTTCAGGTCATATCGTTACAATAATAGTATCATTGGGCTATTCGAAATAGAAAAGATACTTAAATTAGCAAAAGGACGTACAACAGAAGGAGATTCACTTCCAAATGACATTGTTAATTTTTCAAGGAATTATATAATTAATCTAAAAAATAACACTTTCGGATGGAAAGAAAAAAAGAAAATAGATAACCCTGAATCAGCTGAATTAATAATGAGATATAAATGGAGACCATCCCCTTATTATATATTATTGAATTTTATGAATACATGCCGAGACCTACGAGATACGTATAATACCGATAGTTTTTGGAATAAAATGTATGCCGACCATTATCGTTATGGTAAAAAATATATAAGGATACCATCTGATATTAAAAGTTTATATAGAGAAAAAGTTAAAGAAACCATATATATGAGATATAAACCCGTTTATGAAAATATTCTAGTAGAAAGAGAGAGATATAAAGAAAAAATAATAAGAAACATAGAAAACCGAAATATTCTTCTCGATAAAATAAAAGAAATAAATACAACCCATATTGAAGATATAGACATAATTCCACCATCTCTAAACGTTAGTATTCCTGAAACATACCTTTCAAATATAGAAATGAATGAAAACAATCAATATAGACTTCCATTACAACAAACATTATTAAAAATTTCAAAACATCAAGATGAAATTAATAGTAAACGTGAGAACTACAAAAGACTTCATGTTATTCAAAAAAGACTAGAAAGATTCTTTGTTAAAATGTAATTATTTTAATCCATCACATGTCAATACACCAAATATAAAAGTTTTTAAAGAAAACTTTTTACCATATTCTTTATATTTTTCACCCATGTAGAGTGAAAATCCGATTAATACGAGAACAATTGAAGTAATTGTTATTTTTTTCTGAATATCTTTAAACAAAACTAGTGTTTCTTCTTCAACCTCTTCTTTTTCATAGTATTTTATGTAAGTAGATAAAATATAATTAATACCTAGTAATCCAAATACAACTAAAGTAAAGTAAATGTTCATCTTCGTAAACAAGAGATAGATGACGTAAATAGCTAATGTTGATTTAATACTTTCATTTGGATTAGAACCTTCACTGAAAACACTTGATGTAAAGTAAACAACCATTAAAATAACAATGTGTTTTACATACAAATTTTCTGTTAATAGTTTTTGCGTTTTACATCCAAGGGTCTGAGCTACATAACCACCAGATATAGCTAAAAGTAATAAAAATATACTTTTTACAATATCATTAATGCTTTTAAATTCGTATAGTTTTGGTAAATTCATTTATATTATATTATAATATTTTATTTAAAGGTAATAAAATATTCCTATTAAATGGGCGATATATTTGATACAGTAATGACATCTTTTTTAGCTCAAATGGATAGTTCTTTAAAAATATCTAAAATTGTTTCAGAACATAGTGGTGAATCAGAATTATCTGAAGATTCTATTGTTTGTGGTTTAGTTTACAGGTTGATGAATCCAATGACAGATGAAGAACTAAAAGAATCATTAGAAAATGGTAAAGATATATATGAAGATGTGGTTAATGATGATTGCGAATTGAGTGATGAAGAAATTGAGGAGAACGATATAGATAGTTTAGAATTGAGAAAGGTAAAATATAATAATTGTAATTGTGGTATTTGTATGGGTGTAAGAATATCATTGTTAAATTACAAAAATCACGAACCAAAAGATAATTTAGAAATGATGTTTAAAGGGGCAATAGACAATGCCTGTGAAAAAGGAAAATTATATATTTAAAAACCAGCATTGACTAATTCATATGCTTTCTTAACAAAAGTATCAGCCATTACTTGAACATAAGGATATTTTACATTTTCAAAATTAACATAAGAACCGGCATCTTGATGTTCAACTTCATTCAAAAAGTAATTATTTGGGGAAAAACTTTTATTCTCTTTACAACATGTAAAATCTGTTCTAACTAGAGCTGGTTTGATAACTTTATTTCCAACTTTTATTTTAGGTAAAGCATTAAATGCTTTTTCACCAATAGCTTTACATTCATCTAAAACTTTTTTATTTTTAACAAGTTTTACAACATAGTCTTCTCCTGGAGAAGACGCGCCTGGAGTATTTACGCAGTAAGAATATTCTCCATTTATCCAATACATTTTTATTTCACCATATTTATTAAATCCTTTAATAAGCTCTTGGACGAGAAATGTATCATATGATTCTTTAGTATCGTCAAAATAATCTTTTAAAATGAGTGGATCTTTTAGACATTCTGATAACTTAAATCTTCCTACACCTACAGCTACGGTTCCACCAACCGGTTTTATAATAAATTCTTTCCATCCTCTTCTCTGTATAGTTGATAAGATATTTTTATTGTTAATATTTTTGATTGTAATTGTAGGAGTTATAGGAACTTTCTTTTTATTTAATACATCTAGATAAACATCTTTGTTCCATATAAAATTTAAAAAATCCATTGGGGGGAAGATTTTAGATGATTTATTCGCATAGATAGAATATAATTTTTTGTAGCCTTTTTTTCCAGAAAACTTTCTAACATATGGTTCTCCAAGGATTTGATTAATACAATCATAACCTAAAATAAAATTTACTTTGTTCTTTTTTAATCTTTCTAATGAAACATCTTTCGGTAATATTATATCTACATTTACATCTGGATAAGATTGTTTAACTACCATACAGATTGCTACATCCGTATGTAAATTTTCATATTGGAGGTATTTTTTAGGTGTAACACTATACAAAAAATCATCATCATAAACTTCGTCATCTTTACCTACTATAAATCCAATATTCATGATAGTCTATACTATTAGTATATATATAATTTTTATAAAAATGCTTCAAAGAAATAACATATATTTAAGAGACTGTAAAACACGTTTTTTTCAGGGTCTTCATCATAAAAGAACATGAATAATAGGAAAATGTAAAAGATACACATAATGAAATTCGTGAATGGATTCATCGTTTGTTTTTAGAAAGAGTTTAAAAATTTTCAAATTTAATTTGAATAGGCGAGGCCTCCCATTCCAGACATTATTCGTAAGATGTTGTAATTTATAGCATAGACACAGTCCCCTGTAGCCAAGGGTGCGCCTGTAATTAAACGTGCTGTATCTATTCTTGAAAAATTACATGTCCCACTTGGCTGATGATCTTCGGGTCTTAAAGAAAAAGAATAAACATTAATATTCTTTGCTAATTTCGAACATCTTGATTCATTCCTCTGTATTCTTCCAAGAATGTAAATATAGAGACGGTCTCCAACCTCTGTTGTGTCTGGTGCATTATTTATCAAATTATTTAATCCGACGGTTCCAGTTATTCTTGGTTCAAATGTGATAACTTTGGTAGATGTATCTATCCCTGTAACTCTGTGAAAAGAAGTCTTTGATGAAGTGATATCTGTTTCAATTGCGCTCTCATCTTCAGCTTCCTCAGTATCTCCTACTGTCCTCGTGGGATCTGGATAAGAAGAAATAACTATAGTAATCATATCACCAACTTTGAATCTTTTAAATGGAGCGGTTGTGTCATTAGCATTAGAATTACTAGCATTTTCAAAATCATTTATAGATCCAAATCTCATGTTTGTTTCTGTTAATGTTACAAATGAAGAATTGGTTTCAGTAACATCTAACGATATATTATGCTTCCTTACAGCACTATCTATCGGAGTTGTTAAAAGTTCTGTTTTTTCGCTTATAGGGATATTATAACCCGGGATAGCAGAATGATAATCATATGGTTGTCTCAATTGAAAATATTCTTTCCTTTGTTTTTCAAATCTTTCATGACCATTTAAACTTAAAGAAGCATCTATATAATCTGTAGAAGAAGTCCAGATTATTTCTTTGACAGGATGATTAAAACTCAACTTATGATCATTAACACTATTTAATTTTTGTGTCTGTATTTGTTCAATAAGGTATTCGTGTGAAGCTTGAGCGAATCTCCTTCTTTCATCTGTATCAAGGTAAAAATAATCACATTCAACACTAAGGTCAGCATTAACACCCACAGAAGTTCCATAGATAAAATTTAATTGAACTTCGTGATATTGTAGAGCAATTAAAGGTAATGCTAATCCAGGGTTACGACAAAACCAGAATAAGAGTGGTATTTGTACATATCCTACGCCAAGATTACCAGTTGAATTAAGATTATTGTTTAAGCAGCCAATCATATTTTTATATCCCAAACTTTTATCTTCTGGTATAGTTAGTTCATTCCATATTTGTGACCATTCTTTCGTTTGTCTATCAATTTCTTGACCTCCAATTTCAATAGAAACTTCTTTTACTATATCTGAACCATCTGTTATCCCCATTGTATCGGATGTTACGTATATTCTTCCAAGTAAATCTCCGTTTCTTGAAATTATAACACTAGCCTTATTTTCTTTATTAGTATCTGTATTTGTATCTCCATTAATAGTTTGACGAATGGTTTCCATAGAGAAGTTTGTGTGCCTTCTATAGACTATTTTAAAAAATGTAATCTGAGGGTTACCCGTTAAATAAGTATCTTGGGCCCCGTAAGCAACTAGTTGCATTAAACCACCAGTCATTATATAATTATATAATATAAATATATTTTAATTTATATACGAATATCTTATCTACTAGATAATTTATAACCTATTGTTCCAAAAATTATTAGAAATAAAAATACAAAGATAAATACAAGGATATTCGTATTATCAGATTCACTTTTTGTTTCTTCGGAATCATCTGTTGTATCTCCATCGCTGTCATCACCCTGTTCAGCGGCGGACACACCTCCTGAATTATCTGAAGCACCAGAATCAGCTAAAGATCCACACTTTTGGTCCTGATTACCCTCAACATTAACAGTCCCTTCAATATTTGAACCTCTGAAATCAATATCTAGGTTTTGTACACATGAAACAAATGTTGTATTTTCACAATCTTCTAAACTATCCCCTATGTATGGTATATTAGAACTCCGACAAGGTCTAAATAAGCATTTACGATCATTACTTAGTGATGAATCTGAAACCTTGTATGTATCTTTATAGTATTGTATAATATTATCATAAAATTCTTGAGGCCAGTTACATGCACAGATATCTTCATATTTTTTTAAATCATCTGGAAAATTATCTGGGAAATTATTTGCTCTAACATATATATCTTTACAAACATCTTTAATAACATCCTTACAATCATCGGGGTTATCCTTACACCAGGAGATACATTTATCTGATTTTTTAGATCTTTCTTCATTACTCGAACCTTTATTCAAAAAAGTATTTTTAGAACAAAGTCCTTTCCCTATTCTAGAATAATCCCTATCACTTAAAGAAGAAGGTATATCTGTCTTTTGTTCTACTTGTGAATCACTTAGTTCGTTTACCTTTCTTCTAAGTTTATTTGCTATTTGAGAAACAGCTGGAGAACACCTGTCATCTTCAAAACCTATAGTATCTTCTACGAAACTCCATGTTTCACATTTTTTAGCAAGATGATCAGAACAAGCTTTACTTATATTGTCGTATTCCATTGTTTCATTAAAACAATACGAAGGATTACAATAGTGCATTTTTACATCGTCCCTTACACTATCTTTAAATCCACAACAAGCATTTTTATTATCTTCTTCCTGATTACCTGTTTTGTTCCCATTAACTGGATTGGTGCGTTTCCACCCATTATTGTCTTTAAAACATACTTTACCATAATTGTTGCTTCCACTACCTTCGTTTGATCTAGAATAATAGCTACCATGAATACCGTGACTCATACCCCATGGTGCTTGTGTCCCTCTACCATTAACATTTCCACCTCTCCAACACTTTTTTGTTTTTAAAATGTCATCAGAAACACCCGTTCCAGCTGTTCTAACCCGTCCGTGATCGTGGAATGGAGAATTTCCTCCAAGCAATTTGTATCCTGTAGGGCAGTCATGGGGGGCATGAACATCCCCACAGCTATCATTATCCGTCCCACCTTTACCGTAGTTTGAGGGAACATGAATTCTTCCATGTCCAGCATCCAAACCTTGCCTCTGCCAAATAGTAGAACATGTTTTATAATTCATAAAATATATAAT